AAGAGTTGGAAAAAGAAATTGCCAGATGTAATAACATTCAGATGGCAAAGAAGATTTCTCTAAACTCTGCTTATGGTGCTGTTGGCAATGAATACTTCAGATACTTCAAGTTGGAAAATGCAGAAGCAGTTACACTTTCTGGTCAAGTTTCAATTAGATGGATTGAAAATAAACTTAATGAATATCTGAACAAACTTCTCAAAACTGATGAGGTAGATTATGTTATTGCTGTGGATACTGATTCCGTGTATCTTAATATGGGTCCTTTGGTTGAAATTATATTCAAGGGACGAGAGAAAACTACTGAAAGCATTGTCACGTTCCTTGATAAGATCTGTCAGGTGGAACTTGAAAAGTATATTGAAGGTTGCTACCAAGAACTGGCGAACTATGTAAATGCCTATGAACAGAAGATGCAGATGAAGCGTGAGAACATTGCTGATCGTGGAATCTGGACTGCCAAGAAAAGATACATTCTCAATGTCTGGGATAGTGAAGGTGTTAGATATGAAACTCCTAAACTGAAGATGATGGGTATTGAGGCAGTTAAATCTTCAACTCCTGCTCCTTGTAGGGTGAAAATTAAAGAAGCACTCAATATCATTATGACTAAGACTGAAGATGAGTTGATTGATTTTGTGAGTAATTTTAAGAAAGAGTTTTCTAATCTTAACCCAGAAGACATTGCTTTTCCCAGATCAGTTAATGAACTTCTTAAGTATAAGTCAAATCAAACAATTTATAGTAAAGGAACCCCTATTCACACCAGAGGAGCTTTGTTGTATAATCACTATATCAAAGATAAAAGTTTGGACTCAAAATATCCATTGATTAACAATGGTGAAAAAATCAAGTTCATTTTTCTAAAGAAGGCAAACCCAATTAGAGAAAATGTAATCTCATTCATTCAACAGTTTCCCAAGGAACTTGGATTAGTCAAATATGTAGATTATGATTTACAATTTGAAAAGAGTTTTATTGAACCACTCAAAAGCATTCTAAACTGTATTGGTTGGAATGTAGAAAAAACAACAACATTAGATTCACTTTTTGCATAACTATGGACTTTCTTAAAGATATCGTAAAGGAAATTGGTGGAGAATACACACAACTGGCAGCAGACATTGATGAAACTGAAACATATGTGGACACAGGTAGTTACATATTCAATGCTCTTGTGTCTGGGAGTATCAATGGTGGTGTATCTGGTAACAAAATCACTGCAATTGCAGGTGAAAGTTCTACTGGAAAAACATTCTTCTCTCTTGCAGTTGTCAAGCATTTTCTTGATAATAATACTAATGGATATTGTCTGTATTTTGATACTGAAGCTGCAATAACAAAATCCATGCTTGAAAGTAGAGGATTGGATACCAGTAGAGTTGTAGTTGTTAATGTTGTTACTATTGAAGAGTTTAGGTCAAAGGCACTTAAAGCAGTTGATTTGTATCTCAAAAGAAAAGAAGGAGAACGTAAACCTTGTATGTTTGTTCTTGATTCTCTTGGTATGCTTTCTACAGAAAAGGAAATTCAAGATGCTTTAGATGATAAGCAAGTTCGTGACATGACTAAATCGCAACTTATCAAAGGTGCATTTAGAATGTTGACTCTTAAATTGGGACAAGCAAAGATTCCTATGATTGTAACTAATCACACTTATGATGTTGTTGGTTCATATGTACCAACTAAAGAAATGAGTGGTGGTTCTGGTCTTAAGTATGCAGCATCTACAATCATCTATCTTTCTAAAAAGAAAGAAAAGGATGGCACTGAAGTAGTTGGTAATATCATCAAGGCAACAACCCACAAATCAAGGTTGAGTAAAGAAAATAAAACAGTAGAGATTCGTCTTTATTATGATGAGAGGGGATTGGATAAGTATTATGGTCTTTTAGAGTTGGCGGAAAAATATGAAATCTTCAAGAAGGTGGGAACTCGTTATGATGTGGGAAATGGTATTACTCAGTTTGGAAAAACTATTATGGAAGCTCCACAGAAATACTTTACGCCAGAAATCCTCCAAGCACTTGATGAAGTAGCAAAAAAAGAATTTTCTTATGGTTGATTTGAATGGATAGTATTGAAGTTACAATTTTAAGAAATTTACTTTTTAATAATGAATATTGCAGAAAGGTTTTACCTTTTATTAAATTAGATTATTTTGAGAACTTTCATGAGAAAGTTCTCTTTGATGAAATGAGTAAGTTTATCACTACATATGACAGTCTTGCTACCAAAGAAGTTCTCTTGATTGAGGCAGAAAAAAGAACTGATATTAGTGAAGATACTTATAAAACAATCTGTGAATATGTTTCTAATCTTGATGATTCCCCAGCAGAACTCAACTGGTTGATTGACACTACAGAAAAGTGGTGTAGAGATCGTGCCATTTATCTGGCACTCATGGAATCAATTAAAATTGCTGATGGTCAGGAAGAAACAAAATCAAGAGATGCCATTCCATCTATTTTGCAAGAAGCACTTGCTATTGGATTTGACCACAATATTGGACATGATTACTTAAATGACTATGAACAAAGATATGAATCATATCACAGGAAGGAAGACAAAATTCCATTTGACCTTGATTACTTCAACAAAATTACAAAAGGTGGCATACCTAATAAGACTCTCAATATCGCTTTGGCTGGCACAGGTGTCGGGAAAAGTTTATTCATGTGCCATATGGCTAGCTCCGTCCTCCTGCAAGGGCGCAATGTTCTCTACATTACACTTGAAATGGCAGAAGAAAGGATTGCTGAAAGAATTGATGCAAATCTTTTGAATGTTAATATCAAAGATATTGAAGAACTTCCCAAGAAAGTTTTTGAAACTAAAGTAAATAGCATTAGTAAAAAGACTCAAGGGACTTTAATTATTAAAGAATACCCTACTGCTTCTGCTCATACAGGGCACTTTAAGGCACTTCTCAATGAACTTTCTCTCAAGAAATCATTTAGACCTGATATTATTTTCATTGACTACCTTAATATTTGTGGTTCCTCTAGGTATAAGGCAAACTTTTCAGTCAATTCTTATAGTTATGTCAAAGCAATTGCTGAAGAACTTAGAGGTTTGGCAGTGGAATTCAATGTTCCCATTGTCTCTGCTACCCAGACTACCCGCAGTGGTTATGGCAACTCTGATGTTGAACTTACTGATACTAGTGAGTCCTTTGGTCTCCCTGCTACTGCTGATCTTATGTTTGCCCTTATTAGCACTGAAGAGTTGGAGCAACTTGGGCAGATTATGGTAAAGCAATTGAAAAATAGATATAATGACCCTACCATCAATAAAAGATTTGTTGTTGGTATTGATAGAGCAAAAATGAGACTCTATGATTGTGAACAGAAGGCACAAGATAATATTCTTGACTCTGGAAAGGAAGAGGAGTATACTTATGAAGAAGAACCTAAAAAAGACAAATTCGCTGGATTTAAATTCTCATGATTGATAAAGTTGATTTTAACAAGTATAAAAACTTTGTAGATGCAGTTACATCAGATGCATCAAAAGATTTTGTAGCATTTTCAGATCGTATTGTAGAACTGGATCGCAAAGGTGCTAATATTGAACGCCTTCTCACTGCTGGTGTTGGCATCAATGCTGAAGGTGGTGAGTTTCTTGAGATTGTTAAGAAGATGATTTTTCAAGGTAAGCCATGGAATGAAGATAACAAAGACCACCTGATTACTGAACTTGGTGATATGATGTGGTATGTTATGCAGGCATGTATTGCTCTTGAAGTTCCTTTGGATTATGTGGTTTCGAGGAATGTTGACAAACTGATGAAGCGTTATCCTGAAGGTGCATTTGATGTATTCTATTCGGAACATCGTTCTGAAGACGATAGATAATAATAAAAACCTATGACTGCAAAATTTGATAGGTATGAAATACTAATTGCAGAAGAGATTAATAAAATAAAAGGTCTTACTGCGATAAGACCTGCATCAAATGTTCATTATTCTGATGTAAAAATTACAAAAAATGGAAAAACCTCTTTTGTAGAAGTAAAGATGGAAGATAGTAAGGGACAATATCCACAAATTGTAAATACAAGATTTAATTATAATATTACATTACCTGGAAAATGGGGATCTACTAATCCTGGTGCAGCAGCTGAATTTATGGTAGATAAACTAAATTCCTCAACGATAACAAAAAATATTGTAAAAGAATTATCTCAATTTATTAAAATACCTTTAGATAAATTAAAGATTCCAACAACTTTTGGAAATTTAAAAAAATATGCTGATGTATCTCCATCTAAAGAACAAATTAAAAAATTTTTTTCTGATGGTGGAGGAATAAGAGGTAGGCAATATATTTTTGAAATTAAAAATATAGATATGAGTGAACTAGCTAAATTACATTATATGACTGGAAAAACATTTCCTGCAGACTACATACAACTGGGAGACAATTTTTTTAGAATGAATGAACATGATACTTTTAATCTTAAACATGTTCCTATGTTAAATGGAAAAGGAAATTTGTTAGTTAGATTTTCTATACTAAATTCAAAAAATTATTATGAAATTCAACCTGAAGCAAAGTTTAATAAAAATAGTATTGTAAAAAGTCAATATTCATTTCACCCAGGAACTAAAAAGTTAAACCCATTTTTTTCTTTATAACTATGGCAACAGAAACAGATTTATTTGAAGCAGCTTCTATAGTTACTTTTTATTATGCGATAGATAAAGGTGCCAACTTAATCCCCAATCAGGATTTAATTCTTTTTGAAGATTTGAAAAAAGAATTTCCTAATATGGATAAAGAATGGTATGAAGGTTTGCTCAAACAAGCAAGAGCACTTGTAAAATATCTTTCTCATTCTGAAGGTGCTGAAGATACTTCTTGGAAATATGCAAGATATGGTGGTAAAACAAAAACTCTACCTCCAAATAAAGATACTGATATCTATGATTATATTTGGAATAGTTTTAATAGACAGCAGCAACAATTATTTACAGGTAAAAAAGATAGTTGGAATACTACAGATGTCTATATGGTAAAATCATCTGAAGAATATAAAATTAAACAAATGGTAGATTTGTTAAAAGATGAATTTTCAGATGGAACAACTGCACCAGAAGTATTTGTTGGAACTGTTAATGCTTACTTGAGCCAACTTTTAAGAGATAAAAAACTTGTAGGTATTTCTCTTAAAAAGCCAACAAAGGCAGAACCAGAATCTCATGTATATGAAACCAATCTTGATGTTGGTCCTGATGGAATTGAAGTTCATGAAGGTAATATTATAGGTGAAATGTTTACTTATATGGAAATAAGTAAAAGAGGTGGTGAAACTGATTTTGCAGGAAACTCCTTAACCTTTGAGGCACAATTTAAAGCAGGAAAATATATTAAAAGATATTTTTGGGAGAGTAAAGTTTCAAGTGCTGCTGCTCATGCAACAG